CAATTGTTGACTTAGCAGCAGTTGTTGAAAGTGCTCCGCCAGACTCACGGATAACGTTTGTACCTGCATCAAGAACAGCAGCGATACCGTTATCTAGTGTTGTTGCCATGTTGAACGCAACTGCGTTAGCAATCCATGGATCAACATCTGAAAGTGACATAAGTGACAACTTACGTGTTGGGATAACTACGCGACCTAGTTCTGTCTGTGCGACATCTAGGGTTGTAGTTGCTGGCATTGCTACTGCATCTGGATCTACAGTTTCAGCGAGTGTTGCACCAGCAATTGTGGTGTCAGCAATATCGTTGTAGAACTGGAAACGGATTGAAGAACCGTCGTGAGTTGGGTTTCCGATCTTCTTGTCTGCGATTGCGCGGAACTGTGGTGTTGAACGCAAGTTGAGTTCGATCAACTTGTCGTACGCCATGGTTACAAGATTGGAACCTAACCCAGAGGTCGATGTGGAAAAGATATCAGGCATTTGCTGACATCTCCTTTCTGGTTAGTTTGCGGTTTATTGACCGCTGAGAATGGTTAGGATTTCATCTTCTGATTCTGCATTCGCTAAGCGATTTGCAATATCATCCGATGCCCCTGGTGCTTCTGCATTTGTCAATACATTGTTCATTTTCTGCATTGAGGCGATATCTTGTTCAGATACCTTTGGAGCGTTCTGTTGAATTCCGAACACGTCGGAATACTGGTCGATCCATGAGGAAATTGCTTCCTCTGTTGCTTCGATGTCATTTGGAACGAATGCGGCGATCTTTGCATTTACACCACGGGATGTAAAAACATCTTTTAAGATCCGCTCTTTCTGAGCCTTGCTCAGTTCTCCTAGGTTGGTTTCTAGTTCTTTTGCTCTGCGTTGCTCGGCCTTTAGCGCTTTGCGGAGTTTCTTTACTAGATCGGTATCGTTGTCGTATGTCGGGGTGTAATCCTCGTCATCTTCGTCTTCGATATCCCAGTTGATGTTGTCGCGGTTGTTGCTCATAGCAACCTCTCCCTTGTTAGTAGTTGGCGTACGCCTCAAGATTGGAAGGGGCTCCAAGTTGGCTCGTACTATCGGTCTTATACACCATTGGGGCCGATGGGTCCAATGGAATTCTTTTTATATGGTTCCGAGTGTGGAACGTGTTCCTAAGGAACCACCTGAACCACGGCTAGCACCAATAGTGCCTGACCTGCGCTGGAAGGCAAGTTCTTCTTGCTCTTTACGGCGCTTGCGTAGTTCTGATGCTGTTCCCTTAAACTGTTCTTCTTCTAGTTGTGCCTGAATCTGTGCTTGATTGATTCCGACACCATAAATCTGTTCTAGTTTTGTAAGAGGCTGGAGGGTCTTAGATATAGTCTCATAACCTTGTGCAGCCATCTGCTCTGCTTCTGCTTCGTTACCAGTTGTAGCGGCAAGTTGCTTGATACGGGCTGCATCAAATGTAATGCCGTATTCTGCTCTCTTGAGAGCCTGCTTGCCAAATGCTGCTGTCTTAGCATTGATCTCAAACTGTTCCTGACCGATCTTTGGATCAAGGTAGAAATCAGCAATATCTTCTGCTTTGCTAATATATCCAAGCGCCTGTAATGTTCTTACTTCTACTGGATCAGCCTCAAGTGTCTTGAGCGCTGCTGTAGCAAAGCGTTGATCTAAATCTGTAATACGCACACCATTGGCTACATACTGCTCTATGGCTGCTCGTTCAGCAAACTTAGAACTACGACCATAACGAGATACTAGACTCTTGACACCAAGCGAGAACTCCATGAGTTCCTTTGGTGTTGGAGTAAAGCGTGGATCTCCCTTGTAGTTTTCTTTAAGTGATGTAAATTCAGCATAGAAAGGAGACGCTAACTTAATACCATTCTTGGTTGTGTATTCTTTGTTGTTGTAAAGAATATTAATAGCGTTTGGTAATTCTAATCCATCATCCATGGCTGCCTCAACAAAGTTGATTGAACTATCAATGATTGAACTAGGAAAATTAAGTTCTTTTAATCGAGAAGCAATTAACTGTCTGTCGGTTGTAGAGGGTGCAGGAGGTGCAGGCGGTGCAGGAGGCTTAGACGCTCCAGTGTTGCTGCCCCCAGTTCTTGTTGGTCCAGAACCTTGAAATACAACAGAACCAGTTTCTACGCTTGTTCCAGCCTTAGGTCCAGTGCTATAAACTTCTACTGGGTTGCCTTGAAGGTCAAATATAAATTGTGTTTCTGCAGGGGCAACAGGACCAACGAATCCAGTCTGTCCTGGTTGCTTTGCAGGTTTAGGCATTTTAACTGCTGGCTTAAAACCAGGAATTGGAGCAGTGCCTGTTACTTGTGCAAGTTGAGCCTGTGTCTTTTTAAGAGCATCTTGAAGTTTCTTTAACTCTGCTTTAGTTGCCATTACTTGAGCCCCTGTTCAAATGCATCTGCAATATCCATAGCACGATTCTTGCCATAAGCGCTAGTTGCAAACTCTGGTTGCTTTCTTGCCCACTTTTCAATTTCGATAGCGTTGGCTGTGCGAATGTTAGTTCCATCGTTATAGTTGACAAGTTCCTTGATGCGTGGATCGTTGTACGCTATATTTGTACCTAAGTATGAATTAATAGCCTGTGAAATAGGTGCTGCAATAGTCTTAATATCTGTTCCAGCACCAAGGATATCTGCTGCTCCTGGATGCATCTTTGCTGCAACCATACGCACTGACTGCAACTTGGCATCAATCTTCTGCTTGTACATCTCTGGATCACCAGTTCCAATGACATCAGCAGCAAAGGCTGTGAGTTCCTCTAGTGGAGGTTCTGGAAGTAGGTTGTCCTGATAGACGCGCTGTAGATCATCAATGATTGTAGCGACACGACCAGACTCTTCTTCGCCTGTAATCTTGTAGTTGTTCTTGAGGAACTTAGCGATGAACTGTTGCTGCTCCTGTTGGGTGAATCCCATACCCTGTGTGACTGACTTACTTCTTGCAGCCGTTGAGGTATCTGTACCAGATGTAGAACGTGTGCTTGTGGTCTCAGCCAACTGACGCTGTGCCTCTGCGTTATAGCGAGACTTAAAGTTTTCGATCTGCTTGTTATTAGGCATAACACCAAAAGCGCCATAGTATGCCTTAGAGAGAATGCTCTCAGCATCTGTCTTGTCGATCAATGTAAGGGCTGTTGAGACCTCTTTAGAAAACTTAGGGCCTGTGCTAGATGAGGCATAAGGGCTTTGAGCCTGCTTGTTTACCCATTCTACCCAGTCAATACCATCAAGATATGATAACTTATAGACTTCTTTCATAGCGGCAATATCTTGTGTATCAGACATACCTAGAACACCCGTAGATTTAGACATACCCATCTTACGGACGATAGCCTGGAAGTATGCATAATCTGACATTCCTGCCTTGATAGTGCTTTGCTTCTTTAGGGCATCAAATTCTGCTGCTGCTGATTGTGCGAAGTTTTCAGTCTGCTGTGACCAAGCCTTAAAGTAAACGCTTCCCTCAGCACGAATCATAGCAGCGGCTGCTTGCTCAGGTGTCTGTTGTGTACCCGTTGCTGGGCCTGATTGGTAAGTCGTCACTTTATTCTCCTGACTTCTTCAAAAGATTTGCAAATACAGAGTAATACATGCGCGAGAATGCAGGGTTACGCATCATTAAGTCAGTACCTAATCTTTCTAGTTCTTCACGGTATTTAGTATTTAACCAGAATGAACTGCCTAGATCTGGTGTTGGAGTGTTGCGATCATTCTGCAATGTTGTGATCTTCTCAAGATATGAATCATAGAACTCGGAAGCCTCTGCATATACAGGTGAATCCTTGAACGCTGGATCCTTTAGAGCCTCGCCAATTGCTGTAGCGCGCTTCTCTTGACGTCCTGTAATGATAGTTGATGCTGGCTTGCCAGAGTATAACTTGTTAAGTTCAACAACTTTCTTGGTATACCATATGTCTGAGTAGCCATTGGCTGCTTGTTCTTCTGAAATCTGGGATAGTTCCATGTTGTAAACTAGGTCTTCTGCTGCTGCTTCTAACTCTTCTCGAGATAGTTTCTCACGACGTGATGTGGCTAACTGCCACTGGTAGTAAGACATAGCCGCTTCTCCACCAGGGAAGAAGTAAGGCACAATATCTGCATCACGTGTAGCATACTTAACTGCAGCATTAGGATGATTGTTTAAGAATGCCCAAGCATCTTCTGTACCTGTAACAGACTTAGTAGAACCACTGATTACAACCAATAGGTTCTGCCATCCGAAACGATCTGCAAATTGCTTTCTGGCTTCTTCATAGTTGCCAGGGTTTGCTTTTGAGATTTCGTCCCAGTTTTTGTACAACTGTGTCGATGAAATAAAATTGAACTTGCCTTCATCTGTTTTAATCTTAGTAAAGATTTCAGTAGATGGGGTAGCAGGTGCTATACTCTGAAAGAAAGCACCCAGCAAACTTGTCCAACGACCCATGTGCTGAGCGTCATTAAACAACTCATTACGTGCTGTATCGTTAGCAAATGGATTATCACCATACTTGCCAGTAGATGCTAGGTATCCAGCCCAGTCTTTTGTCTCACGTTCAACCATCGTTGAGTCGTTGATAAACAATAAGAATGATTTATTGAGCCATGCTGGTAGTACAAGACCACTGATAGCGCCTGTTCCTGATGCACCTGGTTCACCAAATGGGAAGATAATGTCACGCATAAAATCCCATTGAGGACCGAATGCATGTGACTTACCACTTGTCATATATGCAATTTGTGCTACAGGTCCAAGTCCTGGCATACCAGGATTAACTGAACCAAATGCAAGGTTAAGAGACTGTACAGGTGCTGTGAGTTGTAGTGCATCTTTAGCACCAGTATCTCCAATGCCCATACCAACAAATGCGCTGAATAGATCACCAGCCATAGGATAACGGAAGCGTTGCTTACCAAAGTCATCCTTGTAGAAGAAACCTTGTCCTTCTTCGTACTTGGTATTAGTCAAATCGTAGATAGCAGATGATCCTGGCTGCAGCAAAGCATTGTATGCCTTACCAAACTTGTAGATTTGACGTGGATTCTGTAATGTTAACTTAGTCCAAGCCTTAATAGTGTTGAAGTGTGCCTGGATAAATGGGAACAATAAACGCAATTTGTTTGCTGAATCAAGTTGACGAGATGCATCATAGAAAAGATCTCTTGTATATTCACCAGCCATACGTGCTGCTGTGACATGCACATCATCATATGACATTAATTGAGGAATATTAGGGTTCTTTTGACGCTTTCTAATCTCTTTATTGATAACACGTAGTGCTTCATGTCGCTTTCCTACGGGAATACGCTTTCCTGATGGTGTACGCATAGTAATACCACTAAGTGTCTTACCAGCCTGCTTTTGTAGGCGTAGAAGGTCATCTAGACCCATAGCAGGGGCATAACGACCAATGTGATCCCAGTATGACATTCTAAACTCAGGACCATAGGCTGCAATGTTCTCAACCTTTGCTGATTGTGTAAAGAACCAGTCAACTGCGTTCTTTAGGATAGATGGGTTTGCACTCATCCATGCCTTTGTATCAGAAAAGATAGCAACTGCATCTGTCATCTCATCACGTGGGAATAGACGCTCTAGTTGTTCCTTAAAGGCCTTCTCGGCAGCGCGACCTTCTTCAATAGAAGCAGAGTTCTTGAAGCGTGGCATACGAATAATTTCATCGCCTGTTGCTGTTGGTACTTTTACAACACCATCTGCAAGCAAACGACGGATATAAAGTCCACGTTCTCCTGAACCCATTAATCCTTTAAGTGCTGTTTCGTAAGAACCAGTAGAGTTTGGATCAAAGAGCCAGTTTCGGATACCGTCTGCGTTTAGGTTAGCCTTGCTAAATGGCGCTTCTGGGTCTTTAAGGAATACACGAGCAAAGTCTGATCCACCAGTTCCACGTTCATTCTTAGAAAATGACGCTTCTAGGATTTCTTTAAGAAGATTTGTACGCTCTTGACCGTTAATCATGATTGGTCGGTTATTGATAAGATCATCAACCAACTTAGCCTGTAATTGTGGTGTATCTGCACGTGCTACAAGTGGCATCATGTCATCTAGGTTAAAACGAGCAAGTGTAGTAGCAAATGCTGGGTAGAAGTTTTCATCAGCATAGTCAACTACGCGATACCACTTACCAAGCAAACGTGTCTTTGCATCAAGTGATCGCATATCTCCTGCTGAGACCTTGCGACCCATAAATGTTAAATACTCATCCATTGCATCTGTGAGCAACTTAGCGGCTTGTGGATCTTTGAATGAATTGCCTAGCATATCATCGCCATACTTTTCGAAGTGCTTTAGCAACTTCTGCATAGCGTTACCTGATTGATCTGCATACATCATGGCTGCAAAACCAAGAGGATGTGAAAGAAGTGTTTCGTGTCCTGAAAGGAACATACGGAATTGCATTTCACCTACGTTACGAGTAACATATGAAATACGGAATGCTAACTGAGCGGTTCTCCAGTGCTCACCAAACTCAGTGATAAACTGAGCAGCAGCACTTCCACCACCAACACTTCTTTTTAGTTTATCGTATTTAGCAATAGCGCGGTAAATTGGTTTTGTATCTGGTAGGCGAATGACATCATCTACGAATTGGTGTAAGTATACAGCACCATCAAGTGTTGCCTCTTCACCATTGCCAATCATAACGCCAACATGTTGTCCATCTGGAAGAAGTGTGTTAGCATAAGTTCTATAAAGAACCATTTGTTCGCCAGATAATACAAGTTCTCTGCTAAGAATTTCTTTAAGTTCTTTGCTTCCTGGGGCTAAAGTGTCAACCATATTATTTTGCGCTGCTCTGATAGCATCATCAATAATTTTTGCTCTAGCAGCATTAATGCTGTTTCCGCTCTCTGATGTTGCTGCAACAAGTTTATTAATTGTATCGTCAATAAGATCTTGAGCAGCCTTAGCAGCAGGAGAACCTGCTCTAACACCAGTCATAAGAGCAGTACCCATCCACTCTGCAACACCCTTTGTAAGGCGATCTAGGTCGTTCAGAGGAAGCACCTTAGAGCGTGAATACTGACGTGTGAGGAATGTTTCCATCTTCTCAACCATCATAAGAGCCTTGCCGTTTGGAGGCATAATACTCTTGATAACTGGTATGTTACCTTCTGCAAGTGCCTGACCACGAAGTGCTAGGCTGCGAGCAATTCTTGGATCTCCTACTGGAGATGCTAGTTGTCTACGTAGGATTGCTAGTACTTCATCTGGTGTCTTAGCATCTGTAAGTAACTTAACAATATCCATGTCCAACTTGTTGTTAAATAAACGAGATATTCTAGCAGCGCTTGTTTCCTTGGCAACGATCTCTGCTACAATTGCAAAACGCTTGCCTAGTAAGAATTCATTTACCTTACCAATGTTTTCAGAGATAGGTCCACCGATACGCTCGATTAAACCAGACTCTGCTGATAAGAGTTCCTGGTAGTAACGGTTTCTACCGATTTCTACTTCAAGATCCATCAATGTACCAAGACGGCCATATTCAGGATTGTTAATAATTTCTTTTAAGAGATCTGGATCACGCTCAACGTATTCACGGATAGCAGCAATCTCTGCTGCTTTAGCATCAAGTGTATCTACATCACGTAGTGCTGCATCGCGGGCTACTCTTGCACGTTCTACTGCCTGTTCTGCTGAACGAATTGCAGTTGGAACATCAAGAACAACACCAGGAACGCGACTATCTGCCAGCAAATTGCTAATTGTAACTGACTTAGCAGCCAATGCGTCTAGGCTTGTGATTGCAATTCCACCAGTTCTGCCATAAATAGCACGAACATTAGAAAAACCGTCTGCTTGCCAGATCTTTTTGATAGCATCTGTAGCCAAAGCCATTGCATACTCGTCTTTAGTGAGAGCAACTTTACCTAGAATTGTAGCAAGATTCTCTGCAGAACCACCATTGAACATAAGATCATCAATGAATGCCTGAACATCTAATGATTTTAGAGCCTCGCGTGTTTTAAGAGGTATCTCAGGGTTATTTTTAAGATTTTCAATCTCATCAAAGAGGCTTGCACGACGAGTAACTTCCTCGGCTACATCTGCTTTGAGCATTGTTGAGTAATCTGTTGCAAGATCGACAATCTTTAGATCGGATTTTGCAGCACTTACTACAAATTCTTCTAGTCCTTGAGCAGCAACTGAAATCTTACCTGCTTCTGGAAGTTCATCTAGTAGAAATGCTCCAGGGAAAGCCTTACCTATATTAGAAAAGTCACCAGAAAGTTGTGATAATTGGCGAATAGTATCATCTTGCTTTCCAGCAATAATGGTGTCACCTAAAAATCGAGCAATCTGTGGATCTGCAAGTTCAGGAAGTTCTTTAGATGTTGCTTCCACTACTGATGCGTAGTAACTTTCATTCTGAAACTTTAATGCTTCTTTGTAAGAACGCTCAGCCTGAATGAATTCGCTATCTCTTGACATGTAAGTATTTTTAATGTCACGGCGGATTGTTCCAAGTTCTGTCTCACGCGCCTTCATAAGAAGTTTTTCGTCATTAGTAGGATCTAAAATTGACTTGGCTCTAGTAACATCGTCTGCAAGTTTTTGTTCTGCAACGGCTACTGCCTTGACTTCTGCAAGTTTCTTTCCACCCTTGAGAGCAACTCCGCCCTTTGCAAGGGCTCCTGTACCAAAACTGAGGTAGGTAAGTGGATCTGCTGCTACGTTAATTACAGCATCAATAACACCTGATGCAGTTTTATAAAAATCACTATTTGGGTCAACACCGATTGTAGAAAGAGATCCACGACCAATTGTAAATGACTTACCGTTTACGCGACCAAAAGCCTGCATAGCCTTGGCTTGATTCTTGCCCACGCGTGAGTTAGGATCAAGGAAGAATCCAGAACCAGTGCTAATTCCACCACCATCTGCAACATCACGAAGTAATGCACCTAGTTGGGTTGTTTTTCCAACCAATTGGGTGGGATTAAGGTTTTGAATTATACGTCCAGCAGAACCTTCTTCGCCTTGAATGGCTCCATAGACATCTCTAAAAACTGTTGTTGTGTAATCGTATGGGCTACGCGCTGTAGCAAAACCTACACGTACTGTACCCTTGAGAACACCATAAGCGTTATCTTTAATTGTAGATAAAAGGTTCTTGTCTTTGGCAGCCAATGAAGGAAGATCCTTGACCATTGTTGCTGCACGAATAGCCTGCTGTACACCATCAAGTGATGTGACTTTATCAATACCAGGAGTATCTGCATTTGCACCAGCCTTAACTAGACCGATAACAACTTCCTTTGATAGGAAGGGATACTTAGATACAATAGAGTTAAAATTAGAAAATTCAGAGCCGTCAAATGTAGCCATCTGCTGATTAATGATACGCGTAAGCATGTCATTATTTTTGTTGCTAAAGATGGACGCGTTCTTCTTACTTTGAGTAGAAGTCGGCTCGTATATTCCTAGATCAATTTCTGACACTTAGTATAGGCCCTCTGCATTGTATGCCTCTACATAGCGACGTAATTCAGGGGTTGGATACATACTGTACATAGCACGAACAAGAATCGCACCAGGATCCGATGACTGGTAGTTAGCCATGAGTTCATCTGGAGTTGCGCCAGGTGTGTTTCCACCAGCGCCATCAGTGAATGGCTTATCTTGACTACCAGGAGCAAATGCTCCAGTTACTTGAACTGCAGGACGTGGTGCTGGTTGTGCGCTTACAGCACTTGCTGTGGGTGCTGTAGGAGCGCTAGAAGCGATGCTTTGCATTTCTGCGCGTTGTCCGTATGCTCCACCAGATGCGTTTTGAATCTTGGCGTTGCGTTGAATTTTCTGGACCATGCCACGGTCAGTACGCTTAGCGTTCTTTCCGACTCCTGAGATAGGTGCAATATTTGACATTTTTAGTCCTCATCTTCGTCATCAATGTATTCGAGTGGATCCATCTTGTTTGGCATATCTTCTGGAAGCATCCAGTCAGGCCATGAACTACGATCCATCATAACTGTCATGCACACGTCTGTAGGGAACCCTGCGACGCGTAGTGCTTTGTAGTACTCATTCATTGCAATGCAATAAAGTTCTAATCTTGAATAAGATTCATCGCGTACAGTCCGTACTGCTGTCTTCTTGACTGGTTTCTTACGCGCTGCCATCTTATCCTCCTAAACGTCCTAATATGCTTGCTAAATCTTGAGATGGTGCTTCTTGTTGAGGGACTCCACCAGAAGGTTCTCCAGGAGCGGCTGGGGATTGGGGAGCCTGCTCAACTGGGCCTTGTGCGCCTGGTGGAGCCATCTCTGGCTGTGCTGGTTGTTCAGGCTGCTGTGGCGGCGTGAACACTGCCAACGCAGCATCCTGTATGTTTTCTCCCCGAGTGATGCGATCAATCACATCAGCAATATTCTTAATAAGCGGTGAAGGATCTTGTCCTTGTGCTGCCATTGCAGGAATTGCTTGCGCGGTTGCCGTAATGGCTTGAGTGAGATTGTCTTGCATTTTTTCAACTGTAATGCGTGTTTCTTCCATGGTTGTATTAACATTCCATGGTAGTTCTCGACGAATAAAGTCTTTAGATACAAGGTCTGCACCTAGTGCCTGTAGTGAGAAGATCAATGCACGTGAAGGGTCTAATCCAGCCATCAAGCCATAACGAACTTCAATAGAAGTGTCGCCATTTATGTCCTTGCCTGGCATGTACTTTAACTCGTACGGCGTACCCTGTGCTGTTCCTCTAACGCTCTTTTCCTTGTCGAAAAGAACTTCATCCATCTCAAACGCTAATTGAAGTACATCCTCGAACACCTCAGCAAGGATGGTTTGACCAGCCTTAATCTGAGAGTCGAAAGCACCAAGTAGCGCCTGGACACCTTGACCAGTAATAATACTTGCGTCAATGTTTCCAGTTCTGCCTTCAGGATATCGAGCACCAAGTCGTAATTCTGATTGGAGTGCTGATTGCTCCTGGAAAGCAGCAGCGGGAATATCCAAACGGACACGCCCGACACCTTGTGGTTGAGTTGTACGGATAACTGCATCAGGACCCATAGGTAGGTCTAATACATCGCTAGGTACAACAAGTGGCGCTTGGATTGACTTTTCAGCCGCTTCCATTGCCAAGTTAGCGAAACGTGCGCGAGCCATTTGTACATAGATCACGTCATCAAATTGCCCGCGTGGTTCATCATCAATGCCAGGACGACGCGCAATACGCACAGTCATCTTGCCAAGAGGATTCTTTACGGTGCTAAGAATTAAATTATTGTTGTTTGGTAGATAGAGAACCGTCTGGTCTTTATCCATGTACTTGATAAGTTCAATGTCGTTGCCTGTGTTCTCACCAAAGCGACCAAGAATGTTACTTGCAAACTCTGGGAACTCATGTGCAAGTTCGTTAGATGTTTTCTTGTAACGCTTAGCATATGCTACGCAGCGTCCAAAACGATCAAACTCTGGGTAAGATCCCATCGGATCTTCTACACGGATGAAAGGAATCTCTCCTTCAAAATCTGGCTCTACGTGGATTGGCAAGAATCCGTATGAGAAATACCAGTCTGCGCCCCAGTACATCTGTGACTGCAAGCGTGAGTGAGCAACATAGTTGTTGGCAATCATGCTGCGCTTATCAGCAAACTTACGAGCCTTGGCATCTGTAACCTTGACTGCGGCACAGTTAAATGATGGCAGCGGTGCTAAAACTTCTGCAAGATCGCGGGCTGCAACGTCAATAAAGTTAGCAACCATTGAGTATGGAAGTCCCTCAGGGAACAAGTCTGGAAAGATGCTAGCGATCTGAC